CCAGTCAAACGCACGATATCGTTCTCGACGAATGTTCCTGAAGGGGTCGGCGGCCGGCGCACGGCAAATCGGAACCAAATGGAGCCGCGCTGGAATTATGATATCCCGGTCGAGTTCCTGCGCGATCAGGCTGGCTTTAATGAATTTAAGAGCCTCTTGACCTTATACTCGGCCTGCTTCGGCCGGTTCTACACGTACCTGTTCAACGATTTGGGCGACAACTCCGTCACCGACCAGCTTATCGGAATCGGCGACGGGACAACGCGGCAATTCTATCTGGCGAGAACCTTTGCGGGGCTCTCGCAGCGTATCGCTGGCGCTGCATTAATCGGTACGCCGGTCTTTAAGGTGGCCGGCAGCACGGCTGTCGGCACCACGTTTGATGCTTACGGCGTGGTGACGTTCACGGTCGCGCCGGCGTTCAGCCAAGCGGTGACATGGACCGGCGGCTATTACTGGATTTGCCGCTTCGATGAAGATCAGCTCAACCTCGCTGAATTCGCCGACAGATGGTGGGAGTGTAAGAGCGTCAAATTCTCGACGGAGATCATCACGTGAAGGCGGCGTCGCCTGCATTGGAGGCGCTGCTCGAAACGGATGTCTTCGACGATTGGGCCTGCTACACCTTCACGATGCGCAGCGGTGCCTCGTTGCTGCTGAGCGAGGCGCCGTTCAACATCAAGTCGGGATCGACAGTCTGGCCCGGCTACGGCCCGATCATTGGCGACAACGGCGGCACGTCGAGCGACTCGCGTGCGCATTGGCGAACCGGGACCGACACCGACGATTGGAAGGTGACGATCTCACCGCGCCTGGTCGACCCGGTCACGAACGCGGCAAACCCCGATACGATCGGCGGGCAGCCCTTTCTCGCGGCCCTCGCCAAGGGCGCGCTGTACGGCGCCGACACGACGGTGCAGCGGGCTTATTTCGATCCTGCGAGCGTGCTCACGCCGGGACCTGTTGCGGGGCAAACGCCCATCGGCTTCATCACGATGATGCGCGGCCGGGTCGGCGACGTCGCGATCGTCAATGGGCAGGCGACGGTGACGATCGTCGATTATTTGAAGCTGCTTGCGACGCAGATGCCGTGGCGGATTTATCAGGCGGGCTGTCAGGTTAATCTGTTCGACAGTCTCTGCAAGCTATCGGCAGCGGCCTTCGCGTGCCCCGGCGCGGTGACTGCCGTCACGTCGCGATCGACATTCGCCACGAGCGCGACGAGCTCGCCTGGAGGCTCCGGGACGTATGAGCAGGGCCGCGTGGCTTTTACGAGTGGTTTGAACGCAGGCCTGACGCACACGATTCAGAGCTGGGATGGAGCCCATACCGTGACGGTTTCGCCGCCATTCCCGTTCGCCGTGCAAGCCGGCGACGCCGTCATCCTCTATCCCGGCTGCAATCACACGATGGCGCACTGCACGGCGTTCGGAAATCTGGTCAATTATGCTTTGGCCGACCCGTTCATCCCGCCGCCGACCGCGACGACGATATGATTGAAGTGCAAGCCGCCCGACAGAGCGTCGTCGCCGCGGCGCGCTCCTGGCTTGGCACACCGTTCCATGATTGCGCAGCGATCAAGGGCGTCGGCGTCGACTGCGCTCATCTAATCGCGCGTGCCTATGAGGAAGCCGGCATTATCGATCACGTCGAGATCGAGCGGTATTCGCCGCAATGGTTCCTGCACCATTCGGAGGAGCTTTTCCTCGGCTATATCGAGCGCGCCGGTGCGAGAGAGATCGCGGAAGCGGACGCGAATATGGGCGATGTCGTCATGTACAAGATCGCGCGCTGTTACGCGCATGGGGGGATTATCGTCGAGTGGCCCGAAACAATCATTCATGCGCACAAGCCGTCCCGCGCCGTTGTCACGTCCGGCGGAATGGACGGCGATCTCGGCGGCAAGTCGAGGCGCTTTTTCACGCTGTGGTAATTTAGGCCGGCTTTCATGGCGTCGCTCTATAGCGGGCGCGGAAACCGCGTCAACAATCCGAGCAGTTTAGCGGCTGCGGCAGCCCTCAATATCCAGACATCCATTCAAGGCCGACCGCGTGCGATCGGCGCGGGCACGACGATGCTCGCCGGCAACGTCATCGACATTCAGGATTTCCAGCCGGTCCTGACTACGAACTATTCCTCTGGACCGAACAACAGTGCGGGGAAGGGCGGCCACGCTGCGGCGCCAGCGACGCCGACACAGCAATGGACCTATTACGCAACGGTGCTGATCTCGCTTTGCGAGGGGCCGATCACTTCCGTTAACGCGTTCTCCGGCGACGGGCTCACGATGAGCACGTGGCCGAGCCCGAGCGCCGGCGGCACGGTCTTTCTCGGCACGCAGACGCAGACGGCTTGGTCCTACATGGCGAGCCGCCATCCAGATCATGCGCTCTCCTATCGCGGCGAGGCTTACGTCGCTTTCGGCCCGATGTTTCTCGGCACAAGCTCGTCGGTCCTGAACTTCACCTTTGAGGTGACGTTCGCCATCCATGGCGCGGGCCCGGACTTTCCACTCGATGCAAATCCGCGCGATTGGTTGCCCGCTTATCTGACCAATGCGCAATGGGGCGTGCCGGGCTTCATGAGTTCGTTGATCGGCGACCTTTCGACCTACGGCAATTACTGCCAAGCGCTCGGGCTCGTCATTTCGCCCATTCTTGCGGATCAGAGCGAAGGAAGTCAGCACGTTGCTGATCTGATGGAGGCGACGAATTCGGAGATCGTCTGGTCGAACGGCGTCTTGAACGTCGTTCCCTACGGCGACCAGGCGCTGACCGCACACGGCGCGACCTATACGCCGGACAATAGCCCGGTTTATGTTCTTGAGCCGTCCGACTTTCTGCCGTTGCAAGGCGGCGATTCCGACGCTGCCGGGAGCAACATCCCGATATCTATCCAGATTACGGATAGCGAAAAGCTTAAGAACATCGTCCGGCTCTCCTACCTGGATCGAAGCAATCTTTATACGGAAACGCCACTCGAATGCCGGGACGAGGCGAGCGTTTCTGATATCGGCCCGCAGCCGACCGATGTTCGAATATTCAAAATGTTCTGCCTGCAGTCTGCGGCATCCATGTCGGCCGCTCTTCAGCTCACGCGCGAGCAGGTGAAGGTCAAGTTTTCGTTCACGCTGCGGAGATCCTTTATTCGGCTCGACCCGATGGATAAGGTCAGCCTGCCGCTGGACTATTATGGCGTGTGGGACGAGCCGCAGATCGTTCGTATAAAAAAGATCGACGAGAACGGCGACAAGTCGCTCACGTTCACTTGCGAGGAGTTTCTCGGGACGGCCTCGGCGCCGCTTTACGCTCGTCAGGCAACCTCTCACAATATGCCCGATCGCAACGTCGATCCTGGCAACATCAATACGCCGGTCTTTTTCGAGCTTCCCGACGCGATCTCGCAAGGCACGGCAGTCTATGCCGGCATTTCGAGCAGCAACCCGATGCTCGGCGGCGTCGATGTCTTTGCCGCTACTGACGCGGCTGGGACAAACTACGTTCAGATTGATCAGGTTCGCGGCATTTCTCGCATGGGCGTGACGACGGCGGCGCTTCCGATCGTGACGCCTGTTGCGGGCGACTATCCCGATCTCGTCAATGTGCTTTCGGTCGATCTATCGCAGTCGGGGGGTGTGCTCAGTTCCGGCGACCTTCAGGATATGATGAACCGGAGCACGCTCTGCTATTTGGGCGGCGAGCTGATTGCCTACGAGAATGCGGCTCTCACATCGCTAAACCATTACAACCTATCCCCGCTGCTGCGGGGCGCCTATAGCTCCCCGATCTCCGCGCATCCGATCGGCACTCCATTCGTGCGGGTCGACGGTAATGTGGTGCGCATCCCGTTCGAAAAGGCTCGGGCAGGCACGACTGTTCACCTGAAATTTGTCCCCTTCAACGTCTATGGTGGCTATGGTCCAAACACGATCGCAACAGTTCCCGCATACACGTACACGCTCAAGGGAACGGCGCTCGAGCCTGAGGACACGACCAATTCTCTGACCGCCGACAACGCGGCGATATCGACCGCCATCGCTGCGATCGACAACCACAAGAAAACCCTCTCCGTATCGAACAAAGCTGCTGTTGCGACCGCCAATGCGGAGAGCAATTCCAAGACGATTTCTGACGTGCTGCAGCAGCTGGCGTCGGTCTCCTATTCCACGAACGTCAGATTCGGCGATGCTGCCGCAGCGACTCGTGCAGAGCAGACATCCCGCGCGACCGCGGATTATGCCGCGGCGAATAGTGACGATTCGCTGGTGGCCGGGCTCGGGATAACGGATGCCGACACGCTCAATGCTGGGCTTATCGACACCATCAATGCCTACATAAGAAACCGCGGCAATCAGAACGCGGCGGCGTTCGCGCTCGCTGCGGTTCGGTCGACACAGGACGCGCTGACGACGGCGAACGGCGCCTTTGCCTCGTTCGGTCAGCAAGCTTACGTGCAATTCGGTCAGCTCTCGGCGTCGATCCAGATCAATGCCGACGCGCTCGCAAGCGCCGCAGGCTCCTACGCATCGCTCACACTGCGACTGAGCGCCAACGACGTTGCCGTGACAACGGTAACCAACTCCGTGTCGACCATCAACGGCAACCTGTCGGCTCGCTATACGGTCGATCTCGACGTTAACGGGATCGCGACAAACTTCAGCATCATCAACGGTGGCACGTTCGCCTCGACGGCCATCAAATTCCGTGCCGACAAATTCCAGATTTACAGCTCGTCCGGCGCCAATACCAACGCCGCGCCGATGTTCGCGCTGGTCAACGTCAATGGCGTCGCGCAAATGTCGCTTGACGGGAACATGTTTCCCGATCTCGGCGTGCTCAATCGCGCTATCGCAAACAACGCGGTTACCAATCAGGGCACGTCGACTGGGACTGGCGCCAGCGGGGCCGTCAATTTCAATGTCCGTGCCGGTTCGAAGGTGCGTCTCATCGCGTCAACAAACGCGAAGTTCGCGCCGGGAGCGACCTTTAGCAATGCTTCGCCGCCGACGCTCAGGATCACGCTCAACGGCACAATCGTCGTCGACTTTCCTCTTTGGGTTGATTTTTCGGGCACTACGCAAATCTACCCGGCAACGGCGGTATATCCGTCACTAGTCGTGACCGCGGGGAGTTGGACGGCGAGCGCCTTGGCCCGCTACTTCGACAATGGGACGGGCAACGTCAACCAACCGATCTCGGTGCCCTGCACGATCGATATCGAAGAGCTGAACAAGTGATCTCGCGCGATGATCTTGCACGCTGGAATGAAGACCAGCCTTTCAGTTTCGCGCCGGCACCGCTGCCGATAAAACCGGCAAACTTACGCGGCGATCTCGTAAAATTCACGCGCCGAGACGAGCACGGTAACATGGTGTCGGCCGGCGCGATGCACCGCGATCACATTCTCGCCGAGCAAGCCGATCCGGAAGCCCCGGCGCGTGAGGGTGGCAAGATTCAAATCGAGGATGACGATCATCCTGGCTTCCCCGCGGCTTCGGCGCTCGATCCTCTGCTCTTGCTGCAGGCTGCGATAACAGAAGCTCTGACGCGCAGCGACCGCTACATGCTCGCGGACGCGCTCGAAAATATCGCGCCGGATGAACAGGCGGCATGGCGTGAATATCGCAAGGCGCTGCGCACGGCGCACGCAATGAACGATCAAGCGGCAATTGTCGCGGCGCTGCCGAAAGCGAACCCGAAGGGCGTCGATCCCTTCGCGGTATTCCGCTCATAAGTCACATTAGAAGGATGCTCGAATGAGTCTGCCGACCGTCGGCCGCGCCGGGCTTGCCGCCTATGCGCCCGCAAGTTCCACAGCAACGATCACCAACGGGTCCGCCAATGTGCCGTTTACCGGGACGGCCTTCGCCGCCGCGGACGCGAACGGCGTGCTGCAATTTGCCGTCACGCCTGGCGATCTCCTGGTCGTCGACGGCGTCGGCGAAGCCTTCATCAAGAACGTCGTCGACGCGACAAACCTGCAGCTGACGCGGCCGTGGAGCTTTGCAACACAAACGGCGATCGGTGCCGGCGCTTGGTATATCCTCCGCATGTCGGTCTCGCCGCAGCAGGCACTGCAGGCGGCAGTCAATCAGTTGCTCAACATGGGGACTGAGACGTTCCCCGATCAGTCTCGCTGGATCGACGACACGACCGCACGCGTGGTGGTGCGACTGAGCGGCGGCAAGCCGACGTTTTCGGTCGGCGTCACCGGCGCCAATGTCGGCGGCACTGGCGGTCACCCGGCGCTGATCGACGCGATTCAGATCGACCCGGCGACTGGCATCGTCTCTGATCTTGTCGGGGCGAAAGCGAACATCACGGGCTTCCGCAATCGCCTGCTCAACGGGACGTTCCTGGTCGCACAAGGCCCCACGTCTTTCACGCTCGCGAACGGCGGCTCGGCCTACACGCTCGATCAATGGCTGATCATCAACAATTCCGGGGCATCGGCCACAGTCTCGCGGATTGCCGCACCTGCTGGAGTCCGCGGACGCTACGCGCTCAATATTGCTGTGACCGGCGCGATCGCGGGCGGCACGATCGATATCATTCAGAGGTTTGAGGCGAACGCCGTCTATGACCACGATGGCGTGAACGTTACCTACTCTCACGACATCAACGCGACGACGACGGCTGGCTCACTGACGGCGACGGCGCGGCTTCTCGGCAATACGGCAGTCGACAATGGCACGTTTTCGAGCGTGCTCTATTCTGGCGCTTTCTCCTCGCCCGCCGGCGGCGCCATCCCAGTAGGCAGCGGCGTCATGTCGGCCGGGTTTGGATCGGTAAACACGACCGGCCTCAAGAACGGCGCGCAAGTCGTGACGCGCCTGACGCAAAACACGGCGACTGGCAACATCAATGCGTCAATCGGATGCGTGGCGTTCGAAGCCGGGATCATTGCACAGAACTACGAGTTCCGGCCCGAGCCGCTCGAATTGGCAATGTGCCAGAGATTTTACCGCCGCGTCCGCATCGGCGGGTTAACGGGAATCGCCGGCGGGGCAACGTCCGTAACTATTGGCACGCAGTTCCCGGATATGCGTGTGGCGCCGTCCGGAAATCTTTTAAAGACCACTTTCAATTCTGGAGGGGGCGGCGCTGGATTTGAGTTGTGGATCGGTGCTGCCTTCCCTACAAACGCCGCCGCGTCAATGAACAACTTCGTTTCCGATACGAAGACGGCAACCTGGAATATTGCAGGATTTTCGGGGCTCACAGCCGGGGTTCCGGCCCTCGGAAACAATGGCAATCCCGCTGATGTAGCCGAACTGATCGCGAGGCTTTGACGATGGACCGGAACGTTTCTTCGGCACAATGGTGCGATTCCTCGCACGCATCGCTCATGGCTGAAATCGATGGTGTGATGCTCGGCATTCCCAACGATCCACGCAATGCCGATCGCCAAGCCATCCAACGCTGGGAAGACAAGGGCAACACGATCGCCGAGCCGTCCGCGCCGTCCGCGCCCTCTGCGCCGGAGCAGATCAGCGACGTGCAATTCTTTCAACAACTCGCGCTGCAGAACGAGATCACGCAAGACGAGGCAGAGGCTGCGGTCTCGACGGGCGCGATTCCGCAGCGCATCGCAGATGCGATAACGCATCTGCCGGCCGATGAGCAATTTGGCGCGCGCATGAAGCTGAAAGGCGCCGTGGTCTTCAATCGCCACTCGCAGGTGACCGAGCTGCTCGCCACGCTGCTCGGCAAGAGCGACGCCGAAGTTGACGCGATCTGGACGGCCGCAAGCGCACTCTAAGGGCCGCTGGTCGCACGAGACTCTCCGCGCTCCTGATTATCGAGGCTGAGCGCCTCTAACGCCACCACAGCTTTCAGAGTTTGGCCGCTCGGCAAATGAGCGCGGCCCTGTAGTTCTGCGCGATCGTGCGCGGAAACCGGAGACCAACGCAAATGCACGAAACACTCCGGTCAATCGACCGAAGGCTCGGCCAAATCGTCGGGCTTCTTCAAGCAGTAGTCAAAGGAGAACAGGACATGACGCAGGCAACCGACGCGCTCGCTGCTGCCGTTCAGCGCGAAACGACCGTCGTCTCTTCAGTGACGGCGCTGATCTCCGGCCTCGCCGATCAGATCAAAGCAACGTCGACCGATCCGCAGGTGCAGCAGCTCGCCGATCAGATCAACGCCAATTCCGACACGCTCGCCAACGCGGTGACGGCGAACACGCCGGCGCAGCAGCCGGGCGGCGGCGCGACGGGCTGAAGCGAACGCCAGCAAAGCAACAGAGGAGAGGGCCGTGGAGCGCGGCCCTTTTCGCACAAATGACCGGGACCTGACCGATGGCCGCTTTTTCCCGCGAGTCTGAATGCCTCGGCCTGTTCGGCAATCCCATGACGCCGTCGTGGGGCGCAGAGCACCTCGTCCATGTGACGCCGCCCTACGCCATCCAGATGGGCGGGGTTCATGTTGCGTCGATCGCCATCAATAAGATTGCCGCGGACAGCCTGACGCGCGTTCTCGCGAAGATTGCCGAAGGCTGCCACCATAACCCGGCCGAGATCGCAGCCGGCCACTGCGATTGCTTCTCCGGCTCTTATGCCGCCCGCACCAAGCGCGGATCAAGCTCGATCTCGATGCACGCCTACGGGCTCGCGATCGATTGGGATGCCCCGCACAATCCGCTCGGCGCGCCCGCCGGCAAGACGTTTTTCACGCCCGATTCGCTGCTCGTCCGCGCTTTCCAGGAGGAAGGGTGGGAATGGGGTGGCAACTGGCATTCGCGTCGCGATGCGATGCATGTGCAGGCGGCCTACACGGGCTCGCCACCTGTCATTTCGACAAAGCCTGCAACGACGCAGCCGACGAAGCCGGTCGCGAGCAAGCCGAAGGGGCGGAAGTCCGAAGACGAGGTGCTGCAGCATTTCGATCAGATGTGCGCGAAATTCGCGCCTTTGTTCCGCGAGCAGCTAAAGATCACGGACGATAACGATCTCGCTGCGCTCTTCGGCAATGGCGGCGAGGAAAGCGGCGGCTTCACGGAAATGCACCAGGGCGGCGGTGGGACCGCCGTCGGCGGCTGGCAATTCGATGGCGTCTTGAAGCAGCAATATATCGCGTTCTGCGGACAGATCGGAAAGCCGGTCGAAGATATGGAAGCCAGCGCCCGCTTCCTGATCAAGCTGCTTAAGAGCAGTCACAAGAAGTTCTGGGCGGAAGTGCTCGCCGAGCACACTCTTGAAGCGAAGACCGTCACCTTCCGAAAACGAATTGAGCGGCCGGACCCTCGGTACGCTCACGATGATGTGCGTTACGACTTAGCGAAACGCGCGCTTGCCGTTCTTACGGCGCAACCAGGAGAGAAGACAGTGGCAGAACCTACCGACAGTGCGGCGTCCAGCGAACTCCGCGACCTTTTCGTCGCTCTCGAAAAGCGCCTGCTCGCCATCGAGACGCAGCTCGCCAACAGCAAGGGCGTGCCGAGTATCTTTACCAACGCGGCTGAGAGCCTTGAGCAGAAAGCGTTCGATGTGTTGAACGCAAAGCTGCAGAGCCTGAACCTTGAGGACATTCTCAAGGAAGAGCTCGGCAAGCTCAACATCGGCGGTTTCCTGCAGCAGCAGCTCGGCAAGCTCGATCTCGCCGGCCGGCTTGAGGCGGAACTGACCGGCCTTTTTACGAGAAAGGCAGCGTGAGTGAAATGATTGTCGCACCGAAGCCTTGGTACAAATCTAAGACGATCTGGTCGGACGTGGGCACGATTGCGCTTGCGATTGGCGGCGCCGCTTATGCCTATTTCGGCCAACACGACGCCACTCAGGCGGTATCAATCCTGGTCGGCGGTCTCGGCCTCGGCGGCGTCGGTATCAAAGGGCGTCTCGATGCCGATCAGCCGATCGGGAGTGACGGATAATGGGCGCGGGAACGATCGGCCTGATTATCACCGCGCTCTCGCTCGCGGCGAAATATGAGCCGATCGTCGAAGCAGCAGCCGGATTGCTGATCCCAGCACTCCGCGCTCTGCACGCATCGAAGGGCGATCAGTTGCTGCTTGCCGATATCGACAAGCTATTCCACGCGCATGGAATGGATCCCGCCGTCGTCGCGAGCGTGCTGCCGGTCGACATATCGGTCGGCAACGCTCCGGCGCAGATATGATGAAGCTCGCGACCCTGGCGATGATCGTGCTCGCCTTGGCCGCGATGCAAGCGGGCAATTTTAGGATATGGCCGTGACGAACTCCCGAGCACGCGAGAGCGAGCAAAAATGAAATGGCGGATGATGATGATTTCCGCGACTGGCGCCCGCGCAGCCAGGCAGAACAGCGGCTATTTGAGCGCGCTGTCGCTGACGCCATGGCTCGACAGATTGACCGCTCGTCTCCGCTGCCGACCGATGATCGGATTCGGCAGCTCGCGCGGGA